TTCAACAACTCGTTGAACGAACCCGGCAAGGTTCAGCCGCCAAGTGCGTATCTCGTCGTCGACCGTCCATTGGACGATCTCAACGGCGACACAACGTACGCGGCGAAGGAGCTTCTGTCACGGATTGTCGGTTTTCTAACCGCCAACGCGACATCGGCGCCAGATCACACGTTCGCAGCTGTTCCACATGTCGTGGAATTTCTGCGGGGTGAGCCCTAGCGTCTGACAGGCGTGTAGCCTGTCGAGCTCCAGCAAGGGACGGTTAGGAACTAAAGTGAATAGTTCGTTAGTTCTACTCTTATGAGCGAACAAAACAAACATTTGGAGCTTATGCTTCAAGTCACTCGAAACGTCCTAAACGACGCAGTTCATGTTATTGGCAAGCATGATCAGCTATGCGCAACGGAAGTTGCGCAACTTCAAGCCTACAGCAATGTAGACATGAAATATATAGTTGACCGTGCTTCAAAGGAAGGCACTTCGTTTTTTACGAAGCATCTTCCCCTGTTTGGCAAGCGGCTTGACGCCGCTTTGTTAACAGGCGAATTCGATTCGCGCGGTTTTATCAACCGCGCAGCGTCGAAAGACGCTACGAGCAACGTCCTATTCGGATGGTTGCTTAATCGAATCCGTCCTGCACATGACTCTTCTGAGCCATGGGTAGGGTGTCCAATAGCGGTGAAGCTACTTAGACAACTAACATACCTGTTTTACAAGTATGAACTACCGTACAGTCACGCACAGGAGGACGAGGCCCTCTCGGCGTTTATCCATACAGATCAGGGACTCCCGGATGAGGATCATTATGATTCTCAGCCTGAGGACCCCTATCTGGACTTGGCGTCGCGTCTCATTGCTCGCGTTGTCCATAGGTTTGATGCTTCGGAAATTATTCCAAAGCACGGACCAGGGGCAGTAGCGACAGGAGAGCAGCCATGGGAGAAGATGCGTTTTGCACGCATCTATAAGCCAATCGAGGAGTACTTTCCATTCACTGAATGGATGGTACCTTCTGTAAACTGGATAGTCGATAATATCGATACTATCCAAAATACAGATGTCCTTGAGCACGCAACGGCGAAAGTCGTTTTAGTGCCTAAGGATTCTCGTGGCCCAAGACTGATATCATGTGAACCATTGGAAGTTCAATGGATCCAACAGGGCATCTCGAAACAGCTCGTTGAGCTGATCGAGAGTTCTCCGCTGACCGCGGGTCGTGTGAATTTCACCGACCAGCAGATCAACCGGAAATTTGCCTTGTATGGGTCCATGGGGACTTCCTGGGTTACACTTGATATGAAGGAGGCATCGGACAGAGTATCACTCGCACTTGTGCGAAAGATATTCCGAAGGACGTCTCTTCTACAGTATCTGCTGTGCTCACGCTCAGCAGCAACTAAGTTGCCTAGGACACCGGAGAATAGTAATATTCCCGGTGGCAACACCTTAACTCTTAAGAAGTTCGCACCGATGGGGTCAGCTTTATGCTTTCCTGTCGAGGCGCTCGTCTTTTGGGCATTAGGTGTTGCAAGCTTGCACCTTGACACTGGTCTGCCGCTCTCGCGAGCGGTTTCGAGTGTTAAGGTGTACGGCGATGATATAATCACGACCCGCGAAAACTGCGCGGCCGTGATAACCACTTATGAAAGGTATCACCTTCGGGTAAATACCTCTAAGTGCTGTACGACAGGACTCTTCAGAGAATCCTGTGGCATGGACGCCTATAGAGGCGTTGATGTTACTCCGATTAAAATTCGGAGCGTTATATCATCTGATCCGAACTGTAATACAGTCGTAAGCTTCGTCGAGGTTTCAAATCTCTTCTCAGCTCGCGGCTATAGTGAAACGGCGGATGCATTGGAGGGGATCGTACGAAAGATGACGACGAGGGATAAAACCCTCAATCGCCTTATTCGTTTGATTCCAGTGATCTCGGACTCACGTCCTCGATCATTCCTCTGTTTCCGTCGTTTGTATAGCACAGATGACTATAAGGGTCTGCCTTCACGGCATAACCCTGTGTACCAGCGAGCGGAAATCCGCGCGTTGGTTAGTCAACCTGTCTCTGTTTTACGGAGACGGCCCGGTTGGGAGTTGTTGTTCAAGAGCCTAATAGCACTTGAACATCGTGATGGGCCCTGCAAAGGCCCGACACATGATCGCCCAACCGGTTCTGTGAATACACAGTTCATCCC